GCCCAGGAGATTGGTGGCTACAAAATTCAAAAAGAAACGACGGGGTTGCTATTCTGATGCACGACCATCAGTACAGAAAAGGCTATACATTCGGCAAGCACAGGGGAAAGTATGACTGTTTAGTTCCTGCCCACAGTTTAGAGGTTTGGCGAGACGGTAATAAAGATGATGTTCTGGACTTTGGAGTGATGGAGGGGAGCTCTGCCTCAGTTCAAATTCACAAAGCTGGGTCGAGAAGTGTTTATGTTGAAAAATGGTCGGCTGGTTGCCTTGTTTTACAGACAGGTTTCGATTCTTTTATGTCACTGTGCCGATTACAAAAGATGCACGGGCTAGGTTCCCGTTTTACACTTACTATTTTAGAGGGTTTATTTTTATGAGAATACCAATCGCAACAATCATCAAAATATTTGTAGATGAATCATATGACACTTATATATCCATTGAATCGGCAAGAGACGACGATTCAGATGGGGGACGTAAAGTAACTAGAAAAGAAGTGTGGACAATAGCTACAAACTTGATTTTCAGAATAGGGCCGAAAGTTGAAATGGCCATTCTTAAGAGAAATACAGATCACATATTGATAAATTATCGCTGGAAGGTCTTATCTATACTTGCGTCAAGTTTAACCGAATTACCGACCGAATTTGAGCGAGCCAAACGAGGTGACAATAAGATAGACCGAAAAGAAGCTATTGAAATAATTTTCAACGTATTGAAAAAATCAATACCGACGATAGTTGATTCACTAAACGATGATATAGAATAGTCCTATGGATAGTTCACTAAACATCATTATGCAAGCGGTTACTGGCCAATTTGGGGCACTATTGTTGTCTGTATACGTTCTTTATAATCTCATGTCTTATCACAAACAAGTAATGGAGAGAATGTATAAAGATTCAAAAGAAGATAGAGACCTATACAGAACTACACTTGTAGACTTGAGTAATCGTATTGAAAAGATTGGCGATGATGTGAGAGAAATTAAGGCAAAGATATAAAAATGGAAATGTTTATTGATATACTTATGAATGCCGGCCCTATCGGCCTACTCGCTGGATATGCGATATATTCAAATGCGCAATCTGAAAAGAGAATAGAAGAACTGATGAAAAATGGCGAACAGAGGGAGGAGAGAATAAGAGAACGTTGGTTGCAAGTAGTTGAAAAACAAGAGATAAGCAAAGATAAACTCATTCATGAACTTAGTAACAAAATGGACGAAATAGTCCGCAATCTGGAGAGGATTGAGGAGCGTTTGAAAAATGAACAAAAATAAAAAAGAAAATGAAAATAAAGAAGTCGCAAAGAAATTTAACGAACTACTCTACAAACTTATGGAGGATGGGCACAGTCACAACGCTATAATGAATGGCATATTGTTCACTCTATCATTACATACTGTCAATTCAAGATTCTTAACGAACGAAGTAATCTCCCAGTATCGGTCTTTATACGAAACAATAAAAGAAGAACTAAAAAAGAGCGGCATAGAGGAAGATGTTGTAATGTATTCCAGCGATAGTGGGGACATTCCTTGGGACTGAGCCTCTCTAATAAACCTCCTCTAAAAAAAACTTTTCCTACCTTGGGTTTTTCTCGGCCTGTCGCCGAGTTTTTTTCTTTTTGTTTTTGAGAGAAAAAAAAAATTCTCTTGAGAGAAAATTTGTAAATTTGCTAAAAACTAAATTTTACTATATATTTAGTGAAAAGGTAGAAAAGTTATGGCAATGGATGATGCAAGAAGTGTGTCGGCAGTGGTCGGCATAGGTACAAGTTACAATATAGATAAGAAAGTAGAAATTGATTTAAACTATAGACCGAAAACAGCTAGGTTTGTGGCCGAAGTATCTCTTATTACAATTCATTTTGAAAATATGTCCACAGAAACGAAACCTCAAAAAGTGAATCTATGTATATCTAGGGACAGTGGGGGGAATAAATATGTACTGACCGAAACAGAGTCTGATATACAGGAGGGTATCGGTGACGACACAAAAGGTTCGGCAATGTTCAAGGTTGAAGGCATAGTGTCGCTTCCTGTCGCAGACACGGTGTTTGCACATCTGAAACTAAATCAAGGTTCGGCAGATTGTAGTGAGATAGTAATAACTTGGCGAGACGAGAGGAAGTAAAAATGGCGATACGAAACTTTTTTCAATCATCGGGTGGGACAACAAGTCAAGGAAACAATTTACAAAGTCAAGAGGTTACTTTTGTAGATCAATCATCAATAACAATAAACCATACCTTTGAATCAAAGCCCACAGTTACGATTGTTGATACGCAAGGCAATGTTATTGTTGCCGATGTACAATATACATCAAATCAACAAGTAGTTGTAATTTTTTCAGTTAACTTGTCGGGAACGGTTATTTTGAGGTAATATAGAAATGACTTTTCACTACAACATAAGGAAACTATTATGCAAAATTACTCACCTACATATAACTTTAATGGCGCAGTGTCGGCATCAAGTGCCCCTTCGGCAAACGACCACTTAGTTCGTAAACAAGATGTCGCTGGATTGTCGTATATCACAGCAATCGCTGGGTCGTCAAGCAACTACATTTCTGTCACAAACGGAGAGCTTGCTGTATCGAATTTACTTATCACTGATGTAAAAGTAAACAATTCAGATGCTACCCTCTCTGCCTACATTTCTAACTCGGCATCAGGTGACAATCTAGGCGTTGGCGACGTTGTTATCTTGACATCGGCAAACCCAGTTGAGATGTATATGGTCGTAGCCGGAACAGGTTCTCAAGCAAGCGATTATCAGGAAATCAAAAGTCAATTAGACCTTGCTGAAGTTTTAGCCTTGTTAACAGCAGGAACAGGTATCAATATCGCCTCTGACGGAACGTTTTCTGTCGTTATGAGTGACTTCGACACTGATGATTTGAGTGAAGGCTCAACAAACCAATACTTCACACAAGCTCGTGCACGTGCCTCTGTTTCGGCTGGTGGCGACTTGAGTTATGTATCGGCAACTGGACAGTTCTCCGTCACTACCTACAAATCATCAGACTTTAACAATGACTTTGCGGCAAAAGACACTGACGATTTGAGTGAAGGTTCGACGAATCAATACTTCACACAAGCCCGTGCAAGAGCTTCTTTTTCAAGCGGTAGCGGCATATCTATCAATGGTTCAGGACAAATTAGTCAAAAAATCAATGAAGATAAAGGTGTTACTTTTGATGCTGGCAACAATAATGCTCTACAACTTAACATCTCGAGCGACTTCGCTTTTGACAATAACGGACAACTATTGTTCGACTTAGATACTGATGGTATTCAAGAAGGTTCAACAAATCAATACTTTACTGATGCTCGTGCAAGAACCGCCATATCCGGAGGAAACGGTATCAGTTACACTTCGGGCACAGGTGCTATTGCTGCTGACCTTGGTGACGGACTTCTTTTTGATCTCAATGGTGCGATTGGCCTGTCTCTGGGGAGTGGTCTACAGATCAATTCAGGCAATCAACAATTAGAGGTTAACTATTCTAGTTTTAGAAAAGAGTTCTCAAATCAAAGTCTTACTGCGAACACATTCGCCACACTGAACCACAGTCTCGGTCAAAAGTATGTACAAGTATCTGCTTATGATACAAACGACCAGTTGATTCATATTGATGTCGAAGTAACCGATAACAATAATTGTAAAGTAAAGTCAGTATCAAATCTTAGTGGCGTAACAATTGTTGTTTCACTATAGACGATTGAACGAAACTTTGTTATGATATAAATGATTGAATATTGTTTGTTCGGTCATGTATTTTCTCCGTTGATACATTTGGGTTAGGGAGGCTGTTTTTTAATGGCCTCCCTTTTTTTGTCTGTATAATAATAGCTATGAGGTTATATTTTAGTACCCAAATTACTATCAAAGGAGTAAACAATGAAACAGAAAAACAAGTTCTGCGTCGTGTATGCCGAAGAAATTCAGATGATGAAAAACTGGAGGTCCCCCGCAAAGAACGTATTCTTATCGCTAGCTTTATATATGTCTACGACAGAGGAGAACGGTTATAGAGTCAGAAAGTGTCATCCATCACACAATAGTTTGATAGAGAAAACTGGTATGTCACAGACGAGTATATCGAGAGGCATTAAGTATCTCAAAGAACTACAACAAGATGGCATCACTGAAATAACTAAAGAAACAAAGAAGAAACCAAGATTCTTAACAACTATACAAAGAATGGGCACATCGGCCAAATATGTCATACGTTACAAATTACACACACATGAAAAAACTGAATTACCTACACATGACAATTCACAATTACACACACATGACAATTCAGAATTACCTACACATGAAAAGACTGAATTACCTACACATGAAAAACAAATAGACCATGATAACAAACAAATAGAACATACAATTTTAACTGATGATATGAATCATCAAAAAAATATACTTGAATGTATTTGTAAGTATTTTCACTGGAACGAAACTAAGATAGACGAATACATCTTGAAATATGCCGAAAATAAACACTTTACAAATGAATTGATACTCATTGCCTGTCATCAGTTCAAAAGAGAGAAAAATGGCGAACGTTACTGGACAAAGAACTATTGGCCACGTGGCCTTGATAGATGGATGGAGGACACACCTTCCCCTCGCAGTGCCGTAAATGATACGTTGGTGGCAAAAGTTCATAGCGACATATTACATAATTTGCCGACCAAATCTGTAAAAGATGAAAAAGAAGATATTCAAGTAGTTGAAAATATAGATGATGATTGCGATGATTCGCTGTACAATGACTTATTTGCCGATGCAAAGATGAAATATGAACAGTACCCCTCACTTGTAAATATGCAAACACTGTATAACCTATCACAAGCGAAACAATGTCCACAAGGTATAATAGAACAGATTGAGAAACTTATAGGAAGATAAGATGAAACATATTTCAAACAAATTGAGTAAACATATAGACAAAAAACCATATACCGATAAAGAGTTATTTGATAAGAACCAGCAGCTCCGCCAGACGGACAGCAAAAACGAAAGTGAAATATCTTGTGGGTCAATCGTCTGTTTTCGACGACAATGTGTGTCACGTCTTCAAATCGTGGGCAAAGTAGTTGCGATAACTGAAAATGATTATATAATAGAAACAAGCCCGATAAAGGGACTAAGACGACATTCAGTTGAAAAATCAAAAGTGAGAAAATATGGAGACTAAAATAAAGATTGGCAATCTTATCGCAGAGACGGAAAAGATAACAAAACAAATTGAGTATTTGAATCAAATTGTAAGTTTCAACAATGATAATTTGAAAAGTTTGGTATCGTTATATCGGCAAGAAAACAATGACGAAGAATCGCTTCATTCTCTGACACGGTATTTATATTGGTATAGTAATATGCCCACATCGGACATTGGCGACCTGACAGGCATAAGCTATCAGAAAGTGCGATATGTCGCTGGCTCTATTGTAAAAGAATCAGTATGTTTACAATGTAGAGATGTGTTCACTAGTAAGTTCTTTTCAAGACGTTCGTACGAAAATACACTTTGCCCGAAATGTACTTCACAAACAGCTAAACAAAATAACGATGTTTTCTTAGAAGACTGGATGGGCACAAGTGAACTAAGTAAACACTTTTCAAACAAAACAGACTATCATAAATATTTGAGAAGTCCACATTGGGAAAACGTCCGTCGTCAGGCCTTGAAAATCTCAGGTTGGAAGTGTCAAGCCTGTTCACAGCGGAATGAAATACTAGATGTTCATCATAACAACTATGATTGCCTCTATAACGAGACATCTAAAGATGTTGTCGTATTATGCCGAACCTGTCATAACAAAATACATAAGAAGAAATAAAATGATTGATACAATGAAATGTTGCCTGACAAACAAAAGAAAAAGCGAGGACGGTAGCTTTGTCGCCACACTGACTTGTTTTCGATGTGGGCATAGTAGCCAAATAACATTCGGGGGGTGGTCGGCAGTATCTTGTATCGTGTGTTCGATGCTCCTGGAGAGAGGGGAATATCTCTCAAATAAAAAACTAAAAGACCTTATCGAATCAACCGATAAGTTGTTAGAAAACTTACAAATTTGCGTGTCGAACAATGCCGCAGCCGGAGTGATAATCGCTGGCCCCTACATATCGTATCGCACAGTGGCCAAAAAAAGAGAGATACTTTTGTCTCTAAAAAAGATATCTGAAAAATAATTTCGTATTTTTCGTCATCGTCTATTTCGCCAGTGTTGGACAGCAATGCCAAGCACGGTTGATTGTATATATATTATTCGGTTGAATGTGTAACAGAATTTGATACAATCATATTGTCACTCTAACAATGGAGATTCAATATGACGAAACAATCATTCAATGAAATAATCAAGATGGTGAGAGAATTACATATAGACTTTCCCGACGGTATCGACGATGAACAGGCATTTGATATGGCTAGAAACATCATAAATGATACCGAAGGTCTCAAAGAATATATCAATAAAGAACTCGGCATAGCCGACGCTATTGGCTATCTTGCTTGTGAGATGTAACAAACCCATATAATCAACAATGCCCTGTCATTCGGCATATTCTATAAAAGGAGAAAAATATGACTACAAAAAGAAAACCGCCAATCCTCCCTATGAGACGGAATCAAAACTATTCTTTAGAGGAGTTCACAAGTTACATAGACAACTATGATACATTCATTCATTATTTACAATCATATTGTAATACTCATGAATATGAAGCCATAGACGGGGTTGTTACTAGATACCGTTCCAAGCGTGTCTTTTTTCTCGTCGCATTCGCTAAAAACAAAGGCAAAAAGAATGAACATTGGGTCACAGTTACTGGCGTCATAAACGGAGTAAACAAGGTGGACGACAAGTATTATGTGACAAACATTCATTTCGACCACAACGTAACAATCAATCCCACTATGGGAGAATAAACAATGAATCAAGATACAAAACACTATAAACTTCTTATTCGTAAAAACTCGCCCAGTCGCCCGATTCTTATGAAGTTATACAATTATCAAGACCATAGGGTTCAAAGAATCAAAGAACTATATGAGCAAAAAGACGACTGTGACTGGGTATGTGTGTTTAACAATGTAGATATGGCCGACTGTGACGAAGGTTGTAACTGTTCTATATGTGTAATGACTGACAGTATTAAAAAAGACCTCCCGACAGTCATAGATATTCTTCTTAGAGAAATAGATCAATTTGAAAAACAGATTGACAGACTAGAATGGAAAATCAAAAAAACAAATAATCAGACAATCATAAAATATTTTCAAAAGTCTATAGATCATTTTGAAGAGAAAATAATGATGAATCAAATTTCAATCAAACAAATAAAAGGAGAAATACAATGATTGACAAGCACACACTCGGCATCGTATCTGATGTATATACAAACAAACTCGGCACAGAGGTTGTAGATGTTACATGCCCAATCTGTTATAGATTGAATCAGAATGTAGCTAAACACTTCATAAACATTACTTGTTTCAACTGTGGAGGGGTATTACATCAGACCGAAGACACGATAGAACTGAAAAAACAAATATCATACATTGACTTGTATATTGTATATTCTGTTATTACTAGATTGCGCTCTATGAATATATATTGTTGGTCTGAATACTCTTCGGGCGATAAATGGGTACACATCACAGTTTCGTCGTCAGATTTAGATAAATTGTACGATTACGGAGTAAGTGTTAGAAAGTTCTCAAAAGTACGTCGTAAACTAAGAACAACAAAGATGGGCGGCCATAGAACAATCAACATGTCAGATATTCTCCCCTATGTGCCGGACTTCCCCTATAAGTCATTCGATACAATCGTCTATGTGGGGGAGGGTCTATCAACTACCTACAAAGACAAATTCCCAAAGTCGGGTCTATGGGTATTCAAATGGAGAGATACATCAGATGGAAGTACCCATACACGTACTTTTGCTAACAAAGATGATGCCTACAAACATAGAGACTTCTTACAAAGCCTCGCCAAGCCCTACACAATCGCATATCAACCTGTAAACAAATATTAAAATAATCAACCCAATATAATCAACAATGCCCTGTCATTCGGCATATTCTATAAAAGGAGAAAATATGACTTCACAAATACACTGGATTCCAGCAACACTCATTGAAAAGCTCGGCAGAGTGCCTGTTTCTTATTCAAGTAAAAAAACCTGTCCGGCAGAGTGCCCATTCTTCCCCAAAGAAGGTACAACACCTTGCTTTGCGTGGGCAAACTTTCGTGTAAACAAAATACTAAGACGTATTGAAAAAGACCCCACAAAGGCGAGAACATTCAAAAAAGCGATGACAGAATCGTTACGCTCGGCAAAGATTGTTAGACATTTCATCAGTGGCGATGTAATCGGGCAAGAAGATGAGATATACAACATTTGCGTGTCAGTGGAGGAAGAATACAATATGACAAACATCGGTTACACTCATAGTTGGCGCAGAGTGGCTTCACAGCGATTCAAAAGATTCTTTAGAGCGTCTTGTGAAACATTACAAGATGTCGTAGAAGCTTCCAACAATGGGTGGACTACTGAATTAACAGTATCAGAATATACAGACAAGGTTGCCGAAGATATACGCAGTGTCGGTTTGGTCCCGACACATTGTCCAGAACAGGCCACAAACGGAAAAGTAACTTGTAATGAATGTAGATTGTGCTCCACCGCCGAACATAATCAAAGACGTGTCATCGTATTTCATTCTCATAAAAACACAAACCAAGTCAATAAGATTGTACAGTACTAGTCGCCAATCTTTTTCATATCTAAAAAACTTCTCCGGCTGTGAGGAGTTTTTTTTTGCCCATTGCGTAATGTATAATAACGTGTTACAATTTCTTTGAAAATGGCCAAAATTTTGAACGTTATATAGCAAGCCGATATAATGTGCCGAAGGCTTTTTTCATCGGGCAAATTTCGGGCAAAATATTTCAAAAACAGGAGAAAAAACATTATGTTGAATCAATATATAAATATGATTGTAGAAAAAGCAAAAATTAACGGGTATTCAGACAATGAGATATCACAAATTATCGGTATTTCACGCATGACACTCCACAGATGGCGAACAAACCCCGAACCTATTGACTGGGACAAACTCTATAATCTATGTGACAAAATAGCACCACTAACAGGCGATAATGTTGATGTTCTATTTACAAATGGCCTTGCTGCGATACGTAATCACTATATAAAATAAATTTGCAAATTCCTGATTATGGGAGTATTTTATTTGTGTACTTGATACCAGGAGGAGCACAGTGGGGAAAAAAAGCAAACAAGAAAAAGAGACGATAGGCGAGTATGTCGATATAGATTCTTTGATACAATGGGATTTGAACCCTA